GCGTTTACGCCCTCACCTACGAAGCCGACAGGACCATAGCCGACGCGATGCGGGCGGTTCTGGATGGCTACGGGGGCACCGTTGACAATACGACTGTTCGCCAAACCTCACTGGACGACGAATCAGACGAACTGGCGAACCTCGCTGGCGGGCCCATGCCAGACACCTACGTGGTCCGTCAGTCCTACGAAATCTTGTGGCAGGAGACCTAAACGATGGCCGACACTCCTCATGATTCCAGTGGCACGACGCTCAAGTTCCCAAACACTGCCGCGTCGAACGCCTACGTCGTGACCAACATCGTCTACAACCTCACGGATCCCGGCGCGGACGATACGATTGATATTTCGCACCTCGGTCTGACGACCGGTGCCGAGGTGCTCTCGCAGTCGCGCCCGCTCTCGGGCTCCGCGACCGACACCGGCCGCGAGATCACCTTCGACTGGATCGGCAAGACGCCGCTGGCCGACAAGACGACCGGCACTCTGACGATCACCGGCGGGCTTTCTATCGCTGCTGCCGGCACGGTGCGGACCTCGAGCATCACGCTCGCCACCAACGACGTGATCAAGGGTTCCGCCACCATCCGAATCGCCCGAGTCTGACCCGCGGGAGGCTCCCGTGGCCACCTACTCCACAGGCATCTCTGTTACGTGGGGTGGCGTTGCGTTCACCGAAGTTGTGGGCGTGCCAGTCACCTACGCCGGTGGCGCGAGCCGCGGCCGGTCGGTCGTCTGGACCGACCAGGCCGGCAGCGTCACGGTCGAGTGCCTTGGCTCGGCCAACATCTCCACATCCGAGTACGGCCTGCGAAAGCAGCTCGTGATCTCTGGAGGTGGTGTGAACTTGACGAGCTATGCAGTCTACGAGGGGTTTCAGATGACTCCCGAGGTCAACGGTGTCACTCGCTACACCGTGACCTTCAACCTCCTCGACGGGTGACGCATGCCGCTCAGCGCAGACGATCTCAAGGCCGCATGCCGGCCAAACATCAAGACCGTGACCGTGGCTGGCCTCGGTGAAGTGTGCGTCCGCACGATGACGCTCCGCGACCGAGACAGCTACGAGAAATCCGCCATGGACGCCGGCGGCAAGCTGCCAGACGACTGGCGCAGCGAGTACCTCTCGCGCTGCCTGTGCGACATCGACGGCAAGCTGCTGTTTCCCGGCCCCGATGGCGTGGCCACGCTCAAGGATTTGGACAGCACGGCCTTTGCTCGCGTGTTCGACGCGGCCATGCGTCACAACCGCATGACGGAGGCTGACATCAAGGAACTGGCGGGAAACTGAACGCCCGGCCGGAGCGGCGTTTCGCGTTCCGCCTGGCCGGGCACCTCCACTGCACACACGCGGAATTGCTCGACCGGATGGATTCGGCAGAGTTCTCGGAGTGGATCGCCCTCGACCGCTACTTCGAACGGGTTGGTGACAACTGGATGCAGACGGGATTGCTGGCGGCAGCGATCCTCGCCCCACACAGCAAGACGGCACCGGATCCCAAGAAGCTCATTGGCCTGGACGACCACATCCCGCGACACCGCACCCAAGACCTCGACGCCCTCAAGAGGATGCAGGCTGACCTAGGATGAGCACGGCACTCTCACTGGCGATGCAGATCAGCGCGAACACCGCGTCGCTGGCTGCGAGTGTGCGCGATGTAAACGCCAAGCTCGACTCGATGGGCAACGCCGGCAAGCGTGCCGCGGCCGACTTGGGCGTGCTCAAGACGATTGAGATTTCGCGGGTGTTCGTCTCTGCGATCACTAGCGCCGCTGGTTCGTTCCAGTCGCTCGTCGTCGGCTCGGCTTCCGCCGTCGCCGCGGTCGACGACCTGTCGAAGCGTACCGGCGTTTCTGCGTCAGCCCTCCAGGCCTACCAGTTCGCGGCCGACCAGTCTGGCGTCGGGCTCGAGACGTTCGGCAAGGGCATCCAAAAGCTCACCGTGAATCTCGGCGAGGCCCAAACCGGCAACGCCGCGGCGATCAAGTCGTTCACCGACCTTGGGCTCTCTGTCACCGAGCTCGCCGGCCTCACGCCGCAGGTGGCGTTTGAGAAGGTAGCCGCGGCGATTGCGGAACTACCCAACCCCGCCCAACAGGCCGCGGCCGCAGTCAGCCTGTTTGGCAAGTCTGGCATCGATCTGGTGCCCGTGTTCCAAGAGGGGGCCGGGTTTCTCCAGCAGATGCGAGAAGAGGCCGAGCGGCTCGGCACAGTGCTTTCGCAGGATCAAGTCAGCAACTTGGCGTCGCTCGATGACGCGATCTCTGCTGTGTCGGCCGCGTTTGGCGGGCTCACCAATCGTGTGGTGGCCGAGTTCGCGCCGGCGCTCACCGAAGCCGCAGCACGCGCGGCGGAGTTCCGTGGTACTCTCGACGCCAGAGACATCGTCGGATCGGCTGGCGACGCGCTTGCGTCGCTGGCAACGGTAGTTCAGGCGGCTGGTGCCGGCTTCCAGATCCTGGCCGGGATTCTCGGGCCGCTCACGGAGGTGGTGGTGCCGGTCCTGGCTGCAACCCTCGGATTCATTGCCGCAAACCTCCAAGGGGCGGCGCTGGGGGCTTTGGCCGCTGCCGGTGCCTACGCAGGCTACAGCCTTGCCGCCGTGACCGCAGCAGGTGCCACGGCCCTGTTCACGGCCGCACTGCGAACGCTGCTGGCAAGCACGGGCATTGGCCTGCTTGTGGTCATTCTCGGAGCGGCCGCAGGTGCGCTGCTGCAATACGCGACTGCTGGCGAGAACTCTGGCCAAGAAGTCAGCGCGGCCATCGAACAGAACAAGGCCAAGATCGAGGAACTGAAAGCCTCGCTGGTCGACGCCACGGGCGATGCGCAGGATCTCGGCAAGGCCCTTGAGACAGCCTTCCGCGTGCCGGCGGAAGTCACCGACCAAACGCTGATCCAAGGCGTGGTCGATGAGGCCGGCGCGGCGTTCAAGCAGCTGGCCGCCGACATCGGCAGTGTCGATGCGATCCCGCAGGAGCTGATCGACGCGTGGGAGCTGCTCCGCTACGACCTCGAGGAATACAACTCGGGCTCCAACGACGCCGCTCTGGCTCAAGACCTGATCGCACAGTCTGCGGCCAAGGTGCTGGAGATCACGCGGCAGACCAACGAAGCGCGGGCCGAGGAAAAGAAGCGGGTCGATGACGTGGTTGACGGCGTGAAGCGGGCCCAAGAGTTTGAAAAGCAACTCGCTGCCGACCGAGAGCGGGCCCTCGAGCGGGTTGGCGAGCAAGAGACAAACCAGCTCGACGAGATCGCGCGACGCACGGCCGAGATTGAGGCCGAACGCCTGGCGGCGATGCGGGCCCGCAACAACGAGCCGCTGCGTGTCTCCGACATCCGCACGAGCGAGGGCATGTCGCAGGTGATCGCATTGGCCACTGGCCGCGAGGATCCCGCCATTGCCGAGTCTCGCCGGCAGACGGTCGAGCTTGAGTCGATGAACCGCAAGCTCGATGCGATCCGCACCGAGAAAGCAGAAATCATGGGTGGCGCATGAGCGTGGTGTCTTACCGCGAGATCCTGCCCCGCACCTACAGCCACAAGCTGGGCGAGGCCCCGCGTGGCACGTCCAAGTGGGCTATCACGGTCAGCCAGCCAATCGGCCACCAGACTGCCATCGACACGGTCGGCATTTACCACGGGACCGTGCATCCCGAGTACGCCTATCTCGTCTGCACCGACGCGTCGATCACCGAAACGGATCGGCACCACGTCGAGATTTCCTACACGTGGGAGGTGCCCGAGGCTGGGCAGGAGCTTGGCTTTCAGCCAAACCCAATCGCCAGGGCCGATGTCTGGTCGTTCTCGACCGGCGGGGCTCAGGTGCCGGCCCTCACCTACTACAACGGCACCGGCAACGGCGACCGCAGGCCGCTGGTCAACGCGGCCAACGACTACTTCGAAGGTCTGACGCGGCTCGAGGCCGAGGTGCGGCTGACGATCTCAGGGAACCGCGCCACGTTCCCCTCATCTGTCGCCGCAAGCGTCACGAATGCGGTCAACGACGGGGCGTTCCTGTTCGGCACCGCTCACCAGTGGTTCTGCGGCGGCATCACCGGCAGTCAGGCCAGCGAGGTCGTCAACGGCCAGGTGGTGAACTACTGGCAGGTGGGCGTGGAGCTCGTCTACCGGCAAAGCGGCCACGACCTGCTGCTGCCGCACGTGGGCTGGCACTACCTCCTGTCCAACGTGAAGTACCCCGTGCTCGTCAAAGACTCAGACGGCACCGACGTGCGAGCCAGCACCCCGCAGCCGCTGGCCACCAACGGCACGCAGAAGTCGGCAGGCTCGGCCCCCGACATCCTCACGCGCCGCATCTACCCAGAGATCAACTTCACGACCTACTTCGGCGTGCCGCCATTCTGACGAGGGAACCATGCCAGACATCTCCTACTCGATCCAGGCTCAGGTGCAGAAGGGTGCGCTGTCGCAGGCGTTTTCCGTCGCCGGCGTGACTGCCGACATGACCGCTACCGGCCTTATCGCCACCACGCTCAGCCTCGGCACGTCGACCACGCAGATTTCCACAGCGGCTCTGAGCAGCGTGGGCATGTGCTTCGCTCGATCCCTGGCCACCGAATCGACGCACGTGGTCACGATTGGCCGGCTCGACGGCACCACGCTCCACGGGGCGGTCTCCCTGCGAGCCGGCGAGGGGGCCGTGTTCCGCATGGCCGCTGGCAACTACGCGGCCAACGCTGCCGTGGCTGGGTCTCGCCTTTTGGTGCAGATCACGGAGGGCTGATGCCACCGAAACCCAACGGCAGGAACGACCGCAACGACCGGATCGCGTTTACTCGAGGCTCCGCGGAGCGGATCGCCAAGGTGGTCCGCCAGGTCGAGGCCGGCAACCGCGACGAGGCCGCGTTGTCGTTTGGATCACGGCCGCCGTCAGCCTCGTCAACGCTCACGGTCAGGATGGGCACGTTCTCGTCTCCGTGGCCGATTGGGTCGACCTCCACAATCACGTTCCTGCACGGCGGCGCGACAGCGACAGCGTCAAACACGCTCATCAGCTACCCAGCCCCTCCTCACGGGAAAGCGACCGTCAACTGCGTTGTCGCCAAAGAAAGCGCGAC